GTGAGAAGTTTCACCGACTCCCCACCCTTGAGGATCTAAAGTTCGAGATCCGTGATACATCTACCAAAGAACTACTCTTTGCGATAGATGCCATCGATGTGGAAGCTGAGCCTTTCATGCTTCTACAGTACCTCAAGAATGAGTATACTCAGAAAGAGATACTCAAGTCTCTTGAGGATTATGTTGACAACTCCATATCATTCGAGGATGCGGAGGAGTCAGTAAATCATCTACATCAGATAGTTCTTGATATCGAAGAAAAAGTAGAACTTCAAGAGCCACAAGAGAGTATGCAACGTATTCCCTTGTTTGAACCAGATGAAGAACTTGGAAAGTACCTGCCCCTCGGTCTAAATACGGAGTATGACCAAGACATCACGTTCTCCCCCCGAGACTTGATTCTTGTCGGAGGCCGTCGCGGGGCAGGGAAATCTATCACTTGTGCGAACATAGCTAACTCAGTCTATGCTTCTGGCAAGTCTGCCTTATATTTCACCATTGAAATGGATAGTCGTGCAATACTGCAACGGTGTTGTTCGATTGCGACTGGCGTACCTTTCTCTCGCTTACGAACTAAGAATCTTAGTATTCCTGAGTGGGAGCAAGTAGCTAGTTGGTGGGCTGCAAGATATAGTGATAGTCAGGAGAGACTGGCAGAGTATCGAGAACATCGAGACTTTGAGAAGTTTCATGATAAGTTAAAGACTAGCTGTGAGCTTCTCCCGACTCAACAGCTGGACGTAATTTATGACCCTAGCTTGACTATCTCTAAGATACGCTCAGAACTTGATAAGAAAATCAAAAGCAAGATGGACGTCGGCGTAATTATCGTAGACTATATCAATCAAGTTAAAAGATCCAGTATGCCCTCCCGTAGCGGGCAGTATGACTGGACAGAGCAGATTGAAGTTAGTAAAGCACTAAAGAGTATGGCACAAGAGTTTGAAACCCCCGTCTTCTCGCCATACCAAACTGACGCTAGCGGTGAGGCTCGTTTTGCCAAGGGAATACTGGACGCAGCAGATGCTGCATACAGTCTTGAAACTTGGTCACAGGAAGATAATTGTATTACCTTCAAGTGTGTAAAAATGCGAGCTGCCGCTATGCGTGATTTTTCTTCTTACATGGACTGGGAGACACTCAAGATTGGTCCAGAGACCGCTCTTACTCCCACGGAAAGAGAGGATAATGACCAAAAAACTGGTGAAGACATAGACGACATCTAAAATAGTTCTTGACATTTGCATCTATTTTTAGTATAATATATATTCAAAATATGGAGGCTTTATGATTGTGAGAGGCAGTATGAGATATTCACCTAGTGGTAGAAAGAGACCAAACAAATCATTATATACAAACAAGCGTAGGGTACAATATATGCAGCTTCATGCAAATCCCGAGCCTGTTCGTCGTGAGACACCTGACTATCCGTCAGCACCGCTCACTCCTTACAAGCCACGTCCAAGAGATGACTGGAAAGTAGAGGCTTCTTCTGGATATACTATTGCCCCCGCTTACAACAAAGGTGCATACCAAGTAATCAGTGAGGATAGTATTGAGGATATTGGCAAGTAATGTTAATGGCATTTCTGTTAGTAGTAATTGTAGATGGCGAACCTGAGCCTACTGCAAATATGTATTTTCGTAACATCAATAGATGTAACTACTTCTCGGAGAGAATAGAACGAGGCAGGTACGGAAAATCGTACCGAGGATTTCAAGCTAAAATAACGGCATATTGTACGCCACGGATGGTATCACAGGAGACAGCATTTTGGGATTAGCACCTGATTTTAAGATTACACAACAAAACTTAACTGAGCTTAACGCAGACGGAAATCGTCAACGGGGACGTTACGGAGAAGATGAAACTAAATATCCGAAGCCTAAACCCCCTCTTACTAAGAGTCCTGAGTTTGCTGCAGAAGCAGAACGATATGTAGAAAGTAGCACTCCTCAAGAAAAACAAAAGTATAAAGGGTGGTTTTGGAGCTACCCAGAAAAGAAATTTTACAGATGGGATAATAGACCTTAGTGAATGTAGAGACATTACTAACGAATAAAAATATATACTTTATGCCAAAAGGTAGCGACTTTCTTGTTCGCTGTCTGAACCCTGAGCATGAAGATAAGAACCCAAGTATGAGAATTGACCAGATTACTGGTATATTCAACTGCTTTTCTTGTGGTTACAAGGGAAGTTTATTTAATCATTTTGGGGAAAGGGCAAACCAATTACAACAGCAGCGCGAACTTTTCAAGAAGAAAATTATACAAAAGAGGTCTGAAAGTGTTGGCTTGTCCTTTCCCCAGAATAGTTTACCATATGTAGGAAACTGGAGAAACATTCGTCCAGAAACCTACAGAAAATTTGAAGCGTTTCAGCACCCTGACTCTGACTATGTAGGAAGAATAGTATTTCCTATAAGAGACATTGCAGGGCGTATAGTTGCGTTCCAAGGGCGGCACACAGCAGACGGGAGGCCAAAATATAAATTTACTCCTCCAGGCGCAAAACTTCCGTTCTTCCCGATAGTGGATTTTATACAGGGTTCCGCTATCCTAGTTGAAGGCATTTTTGACATGATAAACCTTCATGATAAGGGATTGACAAATGCTGTGTGCTGCTTTGGAACAAATAATTACAACGAAGCAAAATTATCAATGCTCCGAGTACAAGGAGCAGAATACGTTGAAATCTTTTTTGATGGAGACGATGCGGGACAAAGTGCCGCAGAAAAACTAAAGACTGAGTGTGAGAAAGTTGGTCTCGTAGCTAGGAATGTGCATATCAAAGACACAGATCCAGGTGCACTCAGTCAACTTCAAGTAGATAAGTTAAAGGAGAAGTTATATGGCTAAAGTTGCCTTAGTAGAAACTAAACCAAGCAGAACGGACTTTAACAAAGCCTTCGGTGGAGCTTTCGAGTTTGACCAGTATCAGCTTTGTTCTGATCCTACGATCAAGAAAGTATTGAAGCGAGACTGTGACATACAGTTTGATTCTAGCCTTTATGACTGGGTAGTTCTAGTCGGAAGTGACGCGTTGAAATACTTTACAAAAATAAATTCAGTAACAGAATATTCTGGTAAGAAAGTAGAAGATAAATTCTTGCCAGTAATAAACCCAGCCATGCTTACCTTCAAGCCAGAAGCACGTAAGACATGGGAAGATTCTAAAGAAAGCATCATTAAGTATATAAATGGTGAAATAGAAGAGGTGGTAATAGATGAGTCAATCGCATTTGGCATACAAGATACAGAAGAGTGTAACGCGTTTTTACGAGAAGCAATCGCGCATCCTAGTACATATATTGCTCTGGATTCCGAGACGACTGGGCTCTATCCTCGGGACGGGCACATTCTGGGGATATCACTTTCTTACGACGGCAAACGCGGAGCATATATCACAACAGACTGCTTTGACGAAGAGACTGAAGAGCTTCTTCAAACGCTTTTCAACAAAAAGCGAGTAGTATTTCATAACGCAAAGTTTGACGTTGCATTCTTTGAGTACCACTTCAACTTTGAGTTCCCAAGAATAGAAGACACCATGTTGCTCCACTACCTCATAGACGAGAATCCTGGAGGGCATGGTCTCAAGCAGTTATCTATTCGATTTACTCCATATGGCGACTATGAGAAGCCAATGTACGAGTGGATGGATAACTATCGCAAAGAACACGGCATTCTCAAAGGGGACTTCCAGTGGGGGTCTATTCCGTTTGACGTAATGAAAACATACGCAGCGATGGATGCTCTGTGTACTTATCTTCTTTACGAGAAATTTAAGAAGATTAAGGAGAACCCGAAACTCAAGTGGGTATACGATAACATACTCATTCCTGGCACACGCTTTCTGATTGATGCACAGGACAACGGTGTTCCCTTTGACAAGAAAAGATTATACGCAGCTCAGGAAGTTATGCAGGACGATATTGATACTGCTGTAAATGGGCTGTACAAGAACCCTATAATAAACAAGTGGGAAAAGTACAATGGAAAAGATTTTAACCCTAACTCTACTGTGCAGTTACGTT